TCCTTGGCTTCGCGGTGAGACTTGGCCTCGCCGTTCAAACCTTGGATCTTCTGCACGGCGGCGGCCGCATCGAACGGGACTTCCTTCCCATCGTCATGTACGTAGACTGGCTTGCCATCCTGGACAACGACATTGCCATTTGCATCGAATTTGAGTTTCATTTGGTGGCTTTCTGGGCATCCGCCCTTGTGAATGGCCTTCCGGCCGTGCACCGCGTCGCGTCCGCTTGCGGCATAAAAAAAGCCGCCTGGTTGCCCGGGCGGCCTGAAATGAATATAAAAACCCGCCGTGACGAGTTTGCTGATTTGCGTTTCTAACTTATAGCCAATATTTGCTCAACTCGCGTTGAATGGCGCTTTCTAGAATATCTTTATCGACTTTTCCGTTTGCCCCAAGGCGTATGGATAAATGGAGGGCATAGTCACTCCCCTCCCTTCGGACCGAGTCGCATTCAATGAATTCGTTTTTCTCGTCGCCGGTAAAGTAGGCGAAGAAATCGAACCCATCACCTTTAACCCAGTAACCGCACCGCTTATCATCATGCTCAACAAATATATTGAACGCCATCTTTACGCCTTCCAGTAATCAATGTTTTAGGTAAATTACCTATTTTTCATTTTACTGGTACTTCGCCCGCAATTGCTCCAACGTCAGCTTGCGGCCCTTCAAGTTCATCAAGTCATTCAGCGTGATCTTGCCCGCCTCATACATCTCGGCGCGGCCCGGGCCCAGGTATTCGGCACGCCAGGCCTCGCCCTTGCTGGCGAGAAAGTCCTTGAAGTTCATCTTGCTACTCACCGGGCCGCCATCGCTGGGGCGCGTGCTATCGCCCGGCTCATCCAGCTCGATGCCAAGGTCGGCAAAGGACTTGGTGCGCGTGCTAAGGACACAGCGGCAGCTGAAATGAATGGCGCCGGGCCCTCCCGCCCATTCGTGAGTGTGATTGATCGGCTCCTGGCCGTGCAGCGAGTACTCGTGCAGGTCTCGCATCGCACACAGCAGACAGGTATGCGAATCGAGCGTGCTGAGCCAAACCAGGCACTCGATTAGGTCCGCATTCTGCTGAAACGAGGCCAGCCGGGCAGCGTTGGCCACGGCCTGCACCGAACTGTGCACCAGCGCGCGCGCATTTGCGGCTGACGTTTTCAGGATGCCCTGCTCGCCCGGCGCAACAGGATCCGGCGCGGCGCCAGGCGGCTTGGCGGCTGGATCAGCTGGCGGTACACCCGGCCTCGTTGCGGGCACGGCCGGCGGCGCCTTCGGGTCGGGCATTGGCGGCGTGGCAGGCAACGCACGTTTGTCGGCCAGTGAATCGGCCGCCCTGGCGCTCTTGCCCAGCACGCGCGACACGATCTGCGACGTCGTCTCACCCTGCGCAGCACCGAGCCGGACCTGGCTGGCGAAGCGGAATTGCGTATCCGCCGCCTGGCGCTTCCACCAGTCCGCCGATGGCGCACCCTTGATCAGCGTGTCGCCGACCAGCTTTTCCAGATAGGTGGCTGGCGGCAGTTTGGCGCCCAACTCAATCTTGAGGCCCTGCGTCAGCACTTTGGCCGTGTAATCGGCCTCGATGCGTACCATGCCGGTCAGGTTGCGGGTCATTTCCGCCTGCATGCCGGTGTAATGCGACGAAATCACCGCGTTCGACTCGCGCAGCAGTACGCCCAGGCGCTGCTTGCCGTAAGCCGATATGTCGCCTTCGTTCAGCTTGGCTGTCAATTCCCTCGACATGGCGGCCATCAACAGCAGGATCTTCTCTTGCGTGCCGGATGAAAAGCGCAGCAGGTTCAAGGAGTGCACGAGAAACATCTCGGCAATCCACTCTTCGAGCGCGCCCATTTATGCCCCCACCAAGTCAGGCGGAGCCGACTGGATGCGCTCCTGCTCCGTTTCCCAGTCCAGATCCGGCGACAGGATGCCACGGCGCTGCAGCTCGTTGAAGTATGTCTCGCCCGAAATTTTCCCGGCGGCGGCACTCTTGAACAGCAGCTCTGCACTGGCGGCGGCCAGCGATGCGGCACCGAAATCCTTAAAAATGGTGATATGGCCGCCTTCGGCCTCCCCCACCCATTCAGCCATGAATTGCAGGGCCTGATCGCCAGCGTCCTCGACGTTACCCGCGATCTTCTGCAGCGCGCAAGCGCCCTGCTCGTTGTCGGCCAGGGTCTGCGACTCTGTCACGTTGCCCGGCTTGATCACCAGCAATTCGGCGCCGGCCTGGCGCATGCGGTCTTCCAGGTCGAGGATGGACAGGCGGCCGGCCTCGATGGCCTTGCCGCCGTGCTCCACGAATTTCAGGTCGCCGTTAGGATCTTCGGTTTTGACCGCGCTGCCGGCACCGACCGTGATGCCGCCCTCGCCCAGCATCTTGGCAAACAGGATCGGTACGCGCGCGACGTGCAGGATATTCTGCTGGTCACTCTTGCTCTGCCAGTGCTCGACGTTGCTATGCGCCAGCTCGAGCAGCGGCGGCGTGGCCTGCATGTAGCCCAGGCGCTTGCCGTAGACGGGCACGAATGCGATGCGTTTCAGCGAGGTGGCCCCCTCCTCGTGCAGCACCCAGTCCTTTTTGCCAGCCGTTTCGCGCTGGCGCCAGGTCTGCCAGGTACCGCGCCCGAGCACGCGCACCTGCTCAATTTCCTTGGTGTCGAAGTCGCCATTCGGCTCGGACACGCTTTCCAGCAGCCGCAGCTGGGTCAGGCCTTCAAGGCTGGTCGCATTCTTCGGCAGCCAGCCCAGGACGTTTTGCACGTGCACCTGGACGAAGTACGGGCGCACGCCGGCGGCCTGCTCGTCGGCCTTCGTGACCAGGTTGCCAGCCTTGGGGAAGTCGACCAAGATGCCAGCGAAGCCGTAGCCCATCGCCTCCTGGGTAATTTCCGACAGGAAGCTATGCAGGTCGCGGCCAGACAGGTCGACGTCTTGCAGCCATGGCTTGATCCGTTCCGGCACATCCTCGCCCAGCGTCACCGGCTTGCTGAACGGCTTGGCCGACAGCACGTCAATGGTGCGGGCATAGGCCGGGAACAGCGTGGCGACGGCCAGGCGCAGATCATAGCTTTCGCTGTCCTCGCCCGGCCACTGCGGCAGATACTTCCTGCCGGCCGCCCGCATGGTCTTCGTGCCGCCCAGCAGCGCGGCGATCAGCGCGCAATCCTCGTTCAGCTTTGCGGCTTCGGCTGATTGTGTGCGTACATCGGTCATGGAAATCCTTGTTGTTACATGCGCAGCGGCGCGGTGGTCGTCGTGCGACTCGTCACTGGCCAGCGCTTGGTGATGAAGTAGCCGCCGGCATCGTTGGCGTGGTCAAAGCCGCCCTTCTTGTCCGGCTCGCCCTTGTCGTCATAAATCTGGCGCTCCAGGCTAAGCGTGTATTTCTGGCACTTCGTGGTATTGACCAGCATGCGGCGCTGGTCGTAGGTGTTGCACAGCATCGCGTTGACGCTGTTGATTCGATCTTTCACCGCAGGATTGGCATGGTCGACCACCACCGTGAAGCCGGCGGCGCGCAGCAGCGACAGGTCCGACTCGCTGGCGCCACTGCTCTTGCGGTTCTGGCCGGACGCATCTGGATAAATCGTTATCAGATGCTGCTGCCCAGTCTGCTTGTAGCGACCCTTGATCTTTTCAATCATGGCCGGCGTGTCGAATACCTCCATGAACTCGTCGACTGCGCGCGGGAGGTCATCGCGAATCACGAAAACCACCGCCGCGCCTTTACCAACGTTGAAGTCCATGCCGATGTGCAGCGCGTCGCCAGGCTTGACCGTGTCGTCGGTATGGTTGCGGCGCCGGTCGAAGCAGTAATAAATGACGCCCTGGTAGTTCTCGAAGCTGGCCAGGTATTCTTGGCGGAACGTGCGGGGATCCATCTTGCGCCGCGCGGCTTCGATCTCTTCGGCCGGGACGTTGCCACCGTCGACCGAGGTGTACAACCAGCTCTTATGGTCAGGCTCACGCCCCTGGCCATCAAGGTAGCTGTCATAGCAATGGTTGAAGCCCTTCGGCGTGCCGATGCGCAGGGCGTGGCCGCCGACCCGCTCCTCGCCATTGATGACGAAGCGACAGGTCGACAGCATTGGGCGGAGCACCTCCTCCCAGGCCGCGTACACGCAGTCTGCCCACTCATCGACCAATGCGAAGAAGAGGCCCGAGCCGCGCAGGTTGTCGTAGGCATCCAGGCCGACGATGCGGATGACGTGGCCGGCCTTGGTCGTGATCGAACATTCCGTCTCGTTCGGTTTGCCGGCGCGCCAGCTGGGTGGGATTGCCTGCTTGAGCCGCTTCCAGAATACACGCTTCGCCTGCTTGAACGTCGGCGCGCAATACCAGATCTCGTCCTCGGTGCTGACGCCCCACTCGGCAGCCAGGCGCGCAGCACGGCGAATCTCGGCCTTACCCAGGAACGTCTTACCGAAGCGCCGGCCGCACACCGCATCGCGGAACCGAGCCTTCTTTTGCCATCCCCAGCAGTAAATGTTCGCCTGTTTCGGCGTCAGCGCGACGGGCCCTTCAGAGAATCGGGCTGTCGGGGAGGTCTTCATCGGGCTTCAATATGTATTCAGGTGCGGACGGCATGCCTTCGCCGGTATCACCTGGTGCTTTTGGCGCATCGAGGCGGCGATTCACGTAGACGTCGCCTACTTCCTTGGCTGCCTGCTCGATCACGGCGACGGCCAGCGCGATATTGCGCATGCCCTCGGCCTGCTGCGCCATCCTGGCCAGCGCACGCAAGCGGAAAGCGCGGCTGGCAATCGGAATGGCCGCCGTGTCCTCTCGGAACCTGGCCCGCGTGTCGTTGAAAATAGTCTTCCATTTGGCGCTCAACTGGCGCCCCACATACTTTTCCGGGTCGTAGGTGGCGACCTGCTGTCGCGGCACGTCGAGCCCGAATTCATCCTTTACTGCCACCGACACCTGCGTCGGCGTGTCGAAACAGGCCAGCGCTTGGACGATAAACAGCTTCACCTCGTCACGTAGTGCTGCCATGAGTTGCCTTCCGGTAAATGGCCGGTCAACCTTATGCAGCCTTCAGCAAACAGGTTCCGCAAGCCCTCGCTATGTTGATTTTCGCCACTTCTGGCGGTGTCTTTGCTGCGTCGATGATGCGCTGCACGTCCTGGCTGGCACCGTAGCGCCGGACCACGCCGACGAACTCTTCGACGTCATGTGCGCGCATGCACAGCTTCGGCAGCCCGTACTTGTTGAAGGCCGGCGCGCCGAATTCATCCTGCTCCTGGCCGATGTGATAAAGCTCGTGCTCGAGCAGCGCGCAGAATTCGGCGTCGCTGCAGGTCAGGCAATACGATGCGTCCAAGGTGATGAGGAATTCCGGTACCGCGCCGAACCAGTCGGCCATCTGCTGTTGCTGGCGGCCTTTCTGCCACGGCCCACAGCGGAACGTCATTTCCTCGCACTGGCCCAGCACGGTGCGACCCGCTTTCACGAAGCCCATCGGCGCCCACAGGAACTGTACGTCGGTATATTCCAAGTGCGCGTGGTCTTCGTTGTACAGCGTGCCGCCTTCGGTGAGGATGGTTGCGCGCGCCCACTTGAGCACCTCGGGCGCGGGCATGTAACGGTTGTTCAGCGGGTCGACAAATTCAGCAGGCGGCAACGGGCGCGCTGAGGCGGGCGCGGCGGAATTTCGGCTTTTCTTCATTGCGTCCTACCCCGCTATCTCAATCTTGGCGGCCTTAGCCTTGTTGCATGGCCAGCAGAGCACGCGCAAGTTCGACGGCTCTAACTGAAGATGCCTGTACTTCGAGCGAGGCAGAACGTGATCTATGTTCAAATTTTCCAGCGACTTACACTTGGCGCAAATACGACCATCGCGCATGAAGACCGTCTCGCGGACGGCGCGCCATTCCGGGCTGCGATAGAACCTCGCTCGTTCGGTCGTCTTCGATTTGCGTTTCTCCTGCACTGGTACCGGGCGACACACCTCTGGCACTGGAATGCCCGCAAGTCGCCTGGCATTCTCGGCTCTAGCCAGCGCTTCCCGCTCCCGCAGAGCCGCGCCAGTCGTCTCGAGCCACCTTTCGTAGTCGGTCTTTTTTGGGGATCGTGCCATTTAGCCATGCCTTATTCATGTTCAGGCCACTTAAGCAGTTTCGACTTCAAGCGATACTGGCGGCATGCTCGCGCCCAGCACCCACAGCGCGATAGAGCCGCCGGAAATCAGCACGGCCAGTTCCTCGACGCTCGGGAGCCAGTACGACACCACGGCGGGCAGATCGCCAACGTGCGTGCGCGTGATCGGCAGAGCGCCGCACGGCAGCTCGCCCTGGTCCCAGCCCGCTGGCGCGCCGAGCACGCCGTTATTCGATGGGTGTTGAATTTTCTGCATGACTGCTCTCGTTGTGCCACCGCCCGCCCCCAGCAGGCGCCGCGGTGCATCGCGGCTGGAGTCCTCTGGATCTTTGCTACGTCGGTGAGCTGCGCCCGTTTTGTAAGCCCTGCCACTGGAGCGCGCTGGCAGGTCGCAATGGTAGGATCCACTACTGACCGCACACAACCATGCAGCAATACGGAGCCAACCCATGCAGGATGACAATCTTGAACTCGCACTCGAACAGTCCGCAGCGATCTCATTTTCTTTGCAAGAAATACTTGGTGGCCAAGGCGAGCTTGACCGGCGGTCTTATCTAGCGATGGCATACCTAAACCTGGCGCTCGAACATCGCGAAGCCCTTCTACTGCTTGTGCAGCAAGGCGCTTACGCTAGCGCTACGGCACTGCAGCGTTCATTGCTTGAAGCAGCTGTAACAGGTGTGTGGATAGACTCATGCGCCACAGATGAGCAGGTGAACGGAATATTTCGGCTAAAGTTTTTCCCGTCAAATTTCGACAAGATGGCGCGGAAACTTCGAGCCACACACCAGCTGGGGGAATGGTTTGAGGTTTTCAGAAATCATTACAAAATATTCAATGACTACACTCACGGACACAACCGCCAAATATCGCGCTGGTTAAGCTCTGGCTCCGCAGGCCCCCGCTACAATGTTGGCCAAATGATAGAAACACTCCACCACTCGGATTTAGTTGGCCTCGTAGCAGCTGTGCAACGTGAAAAAATCCTTGATCGCCCGCTTGGGCAGCTTTGGGCATTGATCGAAACCGTATTAGACCGCTCGCGCATTGCAAAAAATATGCCGCCAGCGCAGTGATGCGGCTGGCGGCGAAACCTGGCGTGCCGGGCAAGGAGAACTGGAGCGCTCGATGGGCGCCGAGGGCTGGCCGTACCATCAAAGGCTTCTGATCCTTCATCGACAAATGCACCCTGGCGGCAGATCACCGAAGCAGGCAACTGAACGCATGCGCGTACACCAGATACAGATCAATCTTGAGCTTTTTTCGCGGCCGATACTATCGAGAGTGCTATCGACTACCAAGGAGCATCTGATGGAGCTGCTGCCCGCGAAATGCAAGACGTTCAAAATTATTGTTCCCGCCACCGATGAAGAACTGCGCGGACTGCTGCTGCTTATTTGTACGCGTTCACTTGTATTCAATGAACAGTTGCACGTCACCACGGACAATTCCTCACCAATTCCACGTCGCACGATCACGTTT